GAGCATAAGCCTCAGGCGTCACTCCAAGCCGCTTAGCCATACTGACTTGCGACTGCGTAAGCACTACCTTCTTCCCTTTCGGAGTCCGTCCGGCAGAGGCGACAACGGTAGAGGGCTGCCGCTTTTTCTTTCTAGGAGTCCCCAATCTCTCGGGAAACACCTCTCTCATGCGAGCGTCAATACGCTCGAAATACTCGTCGGTATCAGGAGGGATGTTCTCCTTCACCAACTTCTGATGAACACCCAGCGCGAAGCTAGTCATCTCATCATCTGTTCCAAACCAGTTATTGCGTTGTTGCCAGTCTAGTGTGCGTTGACTTGGCGCAGGTGCTCGCACTGGTTGGTTCTGGGGAGCATTATATACAGGTTGCTGCGGAGTTTGTAAAGGGGGTTCTTTTGGCATCGCATATCGCGGTGCCATACCCGTAACTTGCTCGGCCTGATATGTGGCTTGCGCCATTTTCTGCTGCGCTTCAGCGATTGCATCTGCATCGCCGGTTTCATAGGCGTCACGATAAGCTCGCTTAGCAGCATCTAACTGCAAAGTCACCCGCTCTTTAGCCTGTTCTAACGCCCAGGTCTCACCCTGAGACAGCGTATTACGAAGTTTGTCCCGCTCCTGCATGATCTGCTGAGCGTATTGAGCCGCTGCTTCGCGTTCACGCGCTGCTTCTTCTTTGGCCCGACGCTCGTCGTGCCACGCCTTCTTTAGCTGATCAATGCGCTGTTTGACTTTGGCTGAATACTCTTCAGCTTCATCCTGCTCCAGCTCTTCAATGATATCGTCAGGCAGAGGTTTGCGGTTGCGATCCTGCGGAGGTGTGTCATCAACGACTTCGTATTCAACGTCATCTGAATCGTCCTCATCGTCTTCAACGCTGACCTCTACATCGTCCTTGGCATTGCCCTTCATCTTCGGCGGGACGCCGCTTTCGTCAGACCCGATGACAAACTCAGTGTCATCAAAGTCAAAATCTTCAGTCTCTTGCTTAGCCATTATCTAGCTCCTTAAATGCGGGAATAACCCGTGGGATCTTCAACCACAGCCTCGACCGAATCATCATTGATGATGCGGAACAACTCTCGGCCATGAATCTTGAAGCGCGTACCTGAATAGGCACGGATGAGTACATGATCACCAATTTTGCAGTAGGGACCAGTCGGAAAACGCTTTTCATCGGCGTAAGCATCTGGACCCATATCAACAACTTGAACGACGATGGTTGAGTATTCTTCAGCCATCTTGGTCGTATCTGCCTTCAACAACCCACTCTCGTAAGTGTCTTTGGCCTCAGGGATTGCTACCAGCAGGTGATAGCCACTTGGTTGGGGAATTTGCTGCTCAGTGAGCTGAGGTGCAGCCTGATCGGCTGTGGTCATAGTTAAACTCCTAGTCGTCGGATTTCTCTGCTGCTTCCATCAAATCAAGAAGCAGTCGCTCAGCTTGCGCCAAGCCTTTAATAACACCCGTCATGTGGGCGTAGTCTTCGTAAGATTTGGCATCTCCCGATGCGACAGCATCAGTCATGTCATTCATATCCTTACGAATCTCTTTGCGGAGGTGTTCTCCGAATGTGCGAATCATTGTTCACCACCTTGCGGTTGCTGCGGCGCTTGCCGCTGTTGCGTAGCCATGTCGGCTCCGATCTTTGCTCCGGTCTTCTTCAGATCAGCGTTGATCTTCTCTTGCGTTTCACGCAGCTTGGCACCGATAGACGCGCCTGCCTGCTTCTCCTGTGAGGCGATACGTAGCGACTCAAGCTCCAGATTACGCAGCTTGATCTCGTAGTCCATCCGGTCCTCCTCCATCTTGCGACGGAGTTCTGCTTCCTTGAGTTTAAGCTCAGCCTGCTGCATCTGGATGACGGGATCTTGTGCCTGCTGCTGAGCCTGCTCGGCTGCGGCTTTCTGCTGCGCCTTACCTGTAATGCGCGGTGCAGCTTCTGCCACCAGACGAGAAACTGCCAGCTCCTGCTCTTGGTCAAGCCCACGCTCTTCATCCACTGCGGGCAGCGGCACACCCAGCTCCCTCTCCATCCGAGCGCGGTACATAAAGGCCACATGCTCGTTGATGTGCTCCATCCCCTGGGCCAGCTTGAGCTTGGCAGCGTCACCCTGCATCGCCATCATCTTCTGGATCTCAGGGTCTTGAGCAAACGCCATGTGGGCAGCGATATGCGCCTCGTGGTCCTGATAGGCAAACACCTTGATCGGCTTGCCATTGAGCAATGCCATGTTCTCGCTCATGGGGTCCATCGGCTTCACATCGTCCTCATCAGGCACCAAATCAGCAGCGTTCTTCAGGCCCAGCACCTCGATCATCTGACGGTGTAATAACGGGAGGTCATAGAGTTGTGGTGCCTGTTGAGCCAACTGCATGGCAGCTTGGTACTGCACGATCCGCTGACTCATGGTTGATGCGTTGGGATCACTGACCGGGATAATGTCAACTGTCATATAGTCCCGGCGACGGGCCATCATGCCCTCATCACCCACGGCGTCGTACTCGTAGTCCTCAGGAGCCATCTCAGCGACGATGCGCTTCAGGATCTTAAATTCACACTTCATCGCAGCATGGACACGGGCCTGAACAGCCGTCAGCGTCTTGAGCTGACGCTCCAAGATAGCCAGTGTGGACCCCACAGGGGCGTTAGGCTGCATGTCACCTACGGAGATATCAGACATCGACGCGAACCGCCGTGCCTCCTCCACGATCTTGTCAAGCAGGCTGTAGAGCACCTGTGACGGCTCTTTGTAAGGCAGCGGCATGATGTTGTCGCGGATGGTGCCTGTCGGTACATCGACATCCCTGAATTCGCCCGGAGCGATGGGGGTGTCCCCTCCACGTATGCGCAGTCCTCGGGTTCTGAACCCACCCGGCAAGTTAGCCAGTGTCCCTGCATCCACCAGTTGGCGCATGATCGACGTTGCGCCTTTGGCAAAACCACCAATCAGATGGATGAGTCCTAAGCCGTAGAAGCCAAAGCCCGGAATGTAGGTGTAATGTGAGAAGTGTGTCTGACGCTCTTTACGGTCGTCTTCTTCCGCCCAGTTACGGTAAACCGACAGCACTTTGCCTGAGTCCTTCAGGATAGTGACCACATATGGCAGTTCGATACCAGTTGGATCTCCTTCCTTATCCAGGTCTTCAAAGCCCTCTAGGTCAAGTTCACAGTGAATCTCATAGGCGGTGTAGCGGTCATCACGGGCAGCGTCAAGCCCACTCAGCTCATTCTTCCGACGCTGGATATCATCTTCATCAGCAACCGGATCACCCAGATCAATTTCACGGTAGAACCCACTGACCTGCATCTTGCGCAGCTCATTCTTGGTCTTTCGCATCCGATGCGTATAACGCTGCGCGGTATCCAGTGAAGAGGCACCGTAGCTGATGATGAAGTCTTCAGCCGGGATGAACTGGCTAACCGGACGCTCCATCGAAGGGTCATAGAAGACCTTTTTAATTGCAGAACCGGCAATCGGCAGGTTCCACAGCAAGCGTTCATGCTCAGAACGGTAATCAGGCAGCTTATCGGTTAGCAGGTAGTTCATATCCTCACGGACACGAGCAGCAGATTCCTCTTTTTCGCGGTTGACCTGCCCCAAAATCTTGGTTTTGACCGGCCCTTGGGCTGGAAATGTCTCAACAATGGTCTCAGACTGGAACTTGACTACCGCCTCCGCTAGCAGCGGATGGTAAACGCCAAATGCACCATCCCAAGGTTCCGCACGTTCTTCGATTTTAAGCCCCAGCAGCTCCAGACCGTCATAATAGGTCTCTTCCCACTCGGCACGGGACTGTAAATCGGTGGAAACAGCGTCCAATAGCTCGCTTGCAAGGAGATCTAGCAGCTCTTCGGGCAAAACTTCCGCCAAATTGGAGTTGTGAGGTAAAAAATCGCCTTCATCAGCAGGCTCAATCTGCATGATGGTCTCACCATCAACGGAAAACTCCACGCTTTCCGGCTCTTCGATGTCGATTTCCAGAGCCAGTGGTTCTGCGTCCATTGTGGGGTCAATGCCTTGGGGTGCCTGATAGAGACTTTTCTCGATTGCCATAGTTTAGTCCTAGTAGTAGTTCGCCCGCACAGGCTTAAAATCGTAGTCATCTTCCCAAATGTCGGATGGGAGCCTAATGAAGCCGCCATCACGGAACCGAAACAGCGCGTAAACCGTGCTATCCACCAAGTCATCATGGGGCATCGCCGGGAAGCCACACACTTCATCGACAACTTCTTCTGCCCAACGTCTACCGGCAGGATACCACACAAGCCCTGATGCAAATATATCAGATACAGTATTCAACCGCGCTATCTTATCGCCACTGGCACGTGTCGGCGTTATCTCCTGCACTGGTAGACCACTACGGCGCATCTCCTGATAGAGCTGTGTACCCGCGCTCTTACGCTCGACCACGAACCAGTCAGGACTCCAATGCTGGTACTGAGCATAGGCCAGTCTCTTCAGTTCAGGGAACTCCAACCGCTCCTTGATACTGTTCAGCAGGATGATATTCGCCTGTGGTTGGCCATGCTCATTGTCTTTATAGAAGACACCCCAAGTTGTCAGTGCCGTGAAGTCTGAGCGGTTTGTTTTCTCAGCAGCGGCGTCCAAGGACATAATCACATATTCGCAAGCAGGTGGGTCATCTTTAATCCACTGATTCCACCACTCTCGTTTGATGATCGCAGCATCTCTGCTGGTGGGCTGCTGCATGTACTGGGCAGACCACTGAAACGGCGGCATGGATGCCTTAGTGCGCAGGAGGGACTCTAATGACCATTGTTCTGGCCAAAGTGAGATGTATCGCTCCGTTTCCGGGTCTTCCGGCGAGGAGTTCTTCTTCTCCAACATGGCGGGGAACTCAACCACGTCCCACTGATCCGCATCTGGATTACGGATCATGTCCTTCTGCACCTGACCTATAAGATCCTGCTCGGCCCAGCGAGTCGCCACAATGGCTACAGAGCCACCGGGCATCAGACGAGTACGGGCACCATAGGCATACCATTCATGGGCTTTCTCGAAAATCTCAAAGTTGCCGTTAAGCACCTCTTGTTCGTTGTGTGGATCGTCAATGACAAGCAAGTGGGCACCACGACCGGCGAGCGCACCCCCGACACCAACAGCGAAAAACTCACCGCCCTTGTTTGTATTCCATCGACCAGCAGACTTTGAGTCAGCGGCAAGGGCTACGTCTTGGAAGATCGCCTTATACTCTTCTGAGTTGATCAGATTACGCACCTTACGCCCGAAATCCACGGCGAGATCAGCGGTGTGCGACACGATCATTATCTTCTTGTCTGGCCAGTTACCGATGAACCACGCAGGGAAGAAGATGGATGTGAGTTGGCTTTTGCCAAAGCGCGGGGCTATGGAGACCGTGATTCTGTCTTTTCTACCATGAGCAAGGTCTTCTAGATACTGAGCAAGCTGTTTGTGGTGGGTGCGGACCTTGTAGTCAGGCATCATGTGTTTGGCAAACTCAATGAGATCAGTTCGGCACTTCTCTGCGTGTTGTCTGGTATCCAACTCGTCAATGATCTCAAGAAGCTGCGCCTGCTCCGCAGGAGCGAAGGTATGCAGGTTATCCAGCAGAGATTTAAGTTCTTCTTGAGTGAATGTCGTTGGAAAGGCAGACATCAGATATCAGCCAGTACGTCTTCGATTGACACATCGGACGGGAGCAGTTCTTGAGGCTCTTGGGGTGCAGAGGGCACCGGGGTGGCTTCGCCTTCAATAAGGCGTCCGAGCTTGCTACGCAAGGTTTCCTGAAGCTCCTCGGTACTCTGGTGGCGCACAGTCACTTCCTGACGTTCAGTGAACAGGCCGACCTCACTGATCTTACCTAGTAGCTCATAGGCACGAAGCCGGATCTTTGGGTCGGGATCAGAAGTTTCTTCTAGCAAACGGTTGGTCACATAGACCCGGATTTGGTTCGCATCCTCAATGATATTGTGATCATATTCAGTGAGTAACGCTTCCAGTTTGAGCATTACCCCTGGCAGAGTGCGCTCGTACTTTGATGGGCTACGCCCACTAGTGAAGATTTCCTGCGCCCGTGACTCATCATCTTCGTCAATGAAGATGTCCTTCTCATCTAGCTCATTCTCTAAACG